TAAGGGCTTGATAATCAGGTTGTTCATTGGACTGTTGAAATTCGACAAGTTTTCCTTGTGTGGTTTCAATACGATACATACTTTCACAAGGCAGATCCATTAATCCTAGAATGCCATCTTTTGGATTCTCGGGATTGATAACTAATTCAGAAAAATGATCACCAAAGATAAATAATTTTTTAACTAGATTCCATCCAACAGTTGGATCATCCATATTGAGCATTTTGCGATTGAAGAACAGCCATTCTAATTCTTCTTTAACATGCTCATTATCAATTTGAATATCAAATATGTGCCTATTTTCACCTATTTGGCAAGCTTCATCAGCATAAACCTCCATTGCCATTTCAATTTCTGGGATATTTCTTAACCGTTCATATTCTTTATATCTTGAAGAACGATTGGTGATGGTAGAAAGGTCAACGAAGTCTTTACTGTCTCTTAATCGAACAGTACCTCTGCCACTACCAGTCATACTTCCATCTTGACCAGGTTGCGGCATGGCGTCTGGCATGGTAACGCCAGCACCTCGAAGTTCTCGTTTAGCACGACGCTCTAAAGGGTCAGGTTCAAAAGAGTAACTCCAGATGCGATATAGATCTGACCACAGTGCCATAAGTACATTTCCAAACTTTATAAATATTTAATTTGTATCTATTATATAATAGTGATACAATTATATTTAGGAGATTAATTATGAATTTACCAAGAGATTATCGTTTTATTGATCTAACTCGAAAAACATTTGGAAGACTAAAAGTTTTCTTATGAAGGAAAAAAGAAATCTGGTAAAATAAATGTTCATTTATAGATTGCGGGTGTGAAAACCTCTATAACAAGAAATTATTTGACCTGTGAGCGGTAAAGGAACAAAATATTAAATCCACTTCATGTCAAACATAAACCAGTCAATCGTATCACCCACTTCGCCTGAGTCATAAAAACCTTCTGGTATATTTGCTTCTTTTTCAAATTTTCTCCATTGTGCTAAATTGTGAATTTGTTGTATAATTCGGTAACGCCATCCTTCTTTTTCTACAACATCAATACATTCATCATCATAGTTTGGAGCAACGTAGATATTTTTATTTTTCCATTTTATTAATTTATTTGTACCTTTATAAGAATAATCAAATGGACGTTTGTATTGCAAAGAAGGAAGTAATAATTCACCCATGAATTTCGGGCTTTTAGGGTGTCCTTGAAAAATGATTTTGGGTTTTTCCAATGCTTGAACTAGTATTTTTTCACCAGCATCAACTCCATAGGTAAATGCCCACTTATGTTCTTTAGGGGCATCATCCATAATTGCTTTATTAAGTTGATAAATGGTTGTATCAAACCACCCTTCATAATCATATTTTTTATCATTCCATACTTTGAATATATGTTGTGCCATAAAAAGAATAGCATCCCAGCGAGGTGTCCAATAAGTTCCCGGTCCTATGTTTTCGGATTCCACATTAGAATGACCATAAAGAGGTATAGCGATTATCCGATAATATGGCTCGTTGATTTCTTCTTTTTCTAGCCAAAGTCTAAATGACATATTATATTTAGCATTAAACTAAATTAAATAATATGAGCAGAATATTGTTTGTTGTTAGCCATCTATCATCTGGTTCGACCGGATTAATACAGATACTCAACGAAAATCCACGAATTCAAATCCATCAAACGAACATCATTTATGAAGGATTAGCCGATTTAAATTTGCTTACTTCTCAAAGACACAAATTGCGTAATACTGCTGCCATTCATGGTGATCATCTTTTATTTAATACCAGTTTTTTAAATAAGTCTTTATATTCATGTGCTAAATTTATTTACTGTTTCAAATCTGGTGCCTTGACGGTAAATCAACTAATAAAAGATTATCATTATAAACCAGAATCGGCTTTAAATTATTACTGTTTTCGAATAAGGCGAATCTATGAAATGGCACACCAAATACCACAATCTGTGATAATAAATTGGACTGACCTGGAAAAAGGCACTTGGATGCCCGAAGTAGAAGAATATTTACAACTTAAGGAAAAATTGGAAAATAAACCAGATTTATTTTCAAATCAGATAGATGATATTGCTCCAGCTTCTATAAAACAAGAAGCAGAAGATTATTATGAGAAGTATTTTTATTTGTTCAAACAATTAAAAATAAAAGATTGACCGCAGAAATTTTGATATTTATCAGTATATAAACTATAAACGTCAATTTCTTTCCATGGTTCTATACCAATTACCCTTCTGTAGTCGGTTTCTTTTCCTAAATGTCTGAGTTCTTTTAATGAAAAACCAGCTTTATTTATCTTTCTTTTTAAAATTTGATAATTATAACCAAAAGCACTATAAACATTTACTAATGTAACACCTTCTACTAACAATCTTGTAATCGTGTATATTTTCTTATCTATTTCTTCTACTTTACCTGTTCGCCATTCATCAATAAACTGTCTTTCTGTTTTCCATCCATGTGTATGTGTATAAATTCTTGGAAATTGTTTATATTTTAGATCTTGATTAAAAAAAATGCTTGGTTTTAGTTTGTTAAAAGCCATTAAAGTCTCACCAAAACATATTTTTTCGACTGGAATCCAAGTTTTATTTTTTAACAAGACTTGTTGATCTGGTGTGGCTATAAAAGATGTTCCGTTATCTAATTTTATTCTAATTGTTTTGCTTACTGTTATTTTTTGAGCATCATAAGCCCAATCTAGAGTAAAATCTTCTTTATCAGGATTCCAACAATAGACCAAAAAACGTTCACCTGGCTTTTCTTGAGCAAACCATTTGATCTCTTGTAATTGAAAATAAGGAGTTGATATTTTTGTATGTAACGATATCATTTTTTTAATTCAATTTCTGTTTTATTTCCATTATAAGAGCTAAAAATCACTTTTTTGGAGTCAATTACTTCGCCATCAAATGTACCGTCACCTATTATTTTTTTTCCTTTTCCTTTTTTTACATAAGCAATTGTTACATGTGGCTGATAGCGAGGATGTGATTCTTCATGAGGCAGGATCTTTAATAATTTATGTAATTTATGCAAATCTGGACTATTGACATCAATTTTAATTACATCATATTCATTATCGGAATCAAATGCAGAAACCCTGCCCAGTTTAAATTTAACAGGTCTTTGAGGTTCAAGAATTTCTTTAATTCTATCTGGATGTTCGTCCTTAAGTCCGTATAAAACAGTTACATGGATTTCATCTTCTCTTCCATGGTCTTCTTTTGTATAAAGAAATGAATTGGGAATATTTTTACGTCCCCAAATGATGATTTCTGTTGCTAGGGATTTAGGTAAATCAATTTGAGTTGATGAAAAATCATGTTCTTGATTTAATTTTTCATCCAAAAATTGGGTCCATGTTTTCATCGTTTTCATCATTTTCATTCGATTTCTTCTTTTTATTTTGAATTTTTTCTAATTTCTTTTTTTCTTGCTCAATCAACAAATCCAACCCAGCAACTATTTGTTTGGCATTTGGAATATTAGATACAGGTTGAAAATTATATTGTTCATTTAACGGCAATGGTTTCTTTATAGGAGCGACATTTGTTATTTGTTCGGCTTTTTCAGGTTCATCTAAAAGCCGTATTGCTTTTCTCAAATAATATTTAGATCCCGCAACTTCTTCATTTGTGGGTAATTTTCTTATAGCTTGTTCAATATATGATTTAATTTCTTTTTTATTCATAAATTACCATTAAAAAGAAAACTCCTTCAAAAGCCAGCTATTCTTTCTTCTATCTTCAAATACTAATCCCGGTGATTTTTCATCGATTTCTTCATCTGGTGAATCCATAAAAGGCATCAAGGGATCTGAATCTTCTGCAAATAAATCTTCCGGTGAACCACGAAGAATTTCTTGTCTTATTTCCTCGTAGACATCGGATTTAAAAACTTTAGTTGTTTCTTCAGGTACTACCATACCAACTGGAAGATCGTGAATTAATATATCTCTGGTCATTAGAGTAGCACACATAGCCATTATAGTGTCATCATGTCTTCCTTTAAGTGCTTCAGCCCGTTTGTGCATACGATGATAAATAAAAGTCTTGAGTTCATGAACAAAACGAATACTGTTTATACCTAAAGTGCCTGCAATCAGTCTATTTTGCAAAGCTTCCAAATAAGCATTTCTATTTGCTGGTCCAATTTTAATTCCAGGTTTATTTAAATTAATATGATCACTCTTTGTTTTACCAAAATATAAATTATCATAATTTAGTCCAAGATGCAAAGCACTTACCACTGCACTGCCTACTCCATTAGATTCAATTACAATTAATGCTGAATTATAAAATTTACCAATTTGATCTAAAACTTGAGCAAATGGATTTGGAGTAATAATATTACTATAAAATTCGGCTACTTGTTCCAAGGTTTCCATGTCTAAAACGTGGAAAGCACTATTATCACCATCTTCGCTTACACCTTCAGCACAATCAACACCTATAATATATTCATGACCATCATAAGGTTCTTTCCATATCCAGAGAGCACCTTTTTCCCATCCATGTTCCAAATCGTCTCTATTGCACCATTTGGGCATTAAAATGCGTAAAGGCATTCGATATCTGGTTTGATCCATTAAGTCGGTAATAATATGAGCTGGAATATAAGTTTCACCTGATCCAAGGAAGTTTCTTAATATTTCTTGTTGCCACCTTCGTTCACCGAGGTTAGCACGCATTTCCATTGCCCATTTTTTATCACAATAATCAGGATGTTCCCAATAATCGATAGTAATTACATTAAATGGATTTTGCTTCGCTTCTGCGGCATGATATGTTTCTTCATACCAATTACCAAGACCATTAACTGTAGAAATAATAATGCAAGCACCACCAGTTGAAATGACAGGGAAAATAGCTGCCCAGTGCGTTTCCATGTCAGGAATAAATGCTGCTTCATCCACAATAATGACAGTACAGGATTTTCCTCTAGCTGCTTCAGGTGTATAAAAATTCAGTTGAGAACCACTTTCTTTGAATACTTTTTCATGTTTAGATTCTGCATCCATTTGTGGTTTAAGCCAAGTTGGGAGATTTTCCAAGGCTCTTCGGCTAATTTCACCAGCATCGATAGCTTCACGATCGGTTTTAGATACAAGTAAGATTTTTTGATCTGTTCGGAACATACAACGCCAGAGAGACCAAAGCACAGCCGTTGTAGTTAAACCGCCTTGCCTAAATTTGCTTAAAATATTAAATCGCTTCTTTTCATATTGTTTAATTACATTTCTTTGAAATTTATACAAAATACAAGGAATCAAACCATCTAATGGATGGAAAATTTTGACATATTTATGGCAAAAATAAGGAAAACTACGAACACATTTCTCATATTCCTCGTCTTGTCGGGCTTTGTTATATCTTTCTTTATCCTCATCCGTCTCCGTAATGTCAATTTCTAGCTCATATTTATCAAATTCATAGAATTGGCTGTAGACTTCCCATTGCTTTGAGTCTATAATATCCTTGACATTCTTGAACTTATAATAATAAGAGGTTGCATTTTGTGAGATGAATTTGATTTCCGGGCATTTAACATGACTCGGAATATTTAATAGTTCGTCCATACTACTCTATATAGTTCAAAAAACTTGATAAATTGACTATTGACACAAATTTTTATTTTGTTAGAATACAGTTATTGAAAGTCCCAAAAGGAAGAATGTTATGAATAAAGTTCAAAAAAATTACAAGCTAGTAAAATACCGCCCTGTTTGCTATTTTTACTATCGAGGTTCACACTCTCACCCAGTTCGAAGAACAGTACTGGTAGTTGAAAGTAATTCTCGGGTTATTACGGGATTCGAGTTGCGGGAAGGAAGCGAGGTTCGTTCTTACAATAGAGCCCCTGTCAAGTCCTATCGTCGTCAAAGAATTGCCCAAGTAAAGCAATGTGGACGAAGACTACGTAAGCGTGTAGATGTCCGACAACACGGAAATACTACTTTGCAGCGTGTATCATTGGTTGATCTTGTTACTCGTGGTGTTTAACAACCAAAAGCAACGGCAACCTCTGAATAAATCGGAGTAGATTGTAAAAGTGTTCTCCTGCCGTTAGTGGCGTTAAAGTTGGAAAAGCCACCTTAGTTGTAAAACTAGGTGGCTTTTCTTTTTACCAGTGATGTTCAAATGGTTGTTTTATATTCTTCCAGGACCATGTAGGCAACATAGTAGAACCACTTGGTGCAATAGTTGGTCCTCCACCAAATTTAATAGAAGCAGTAGGAACCATGTGATATACCGTACCAGTAACCGTATAGGAAGCTGAAAAAACAGCATGGGAATAAACGTAAATATTACCATTAAAAGTACCGCTCATTGTACCAGTGGATATTATATAAGCATTATCAATAGTTCCAGTACTATTATAGGAAGTATCATAAAAGATAACATTTGCGGTCGGAGATGTACCATTATGGTAGGATGATCCGTAAAAAGTTGCTAAACCATTTGAGACTAAAGTACCGGCCCACACAACAGTTATGGTATTATTTCCTTTGACACCAAAGGTGCCGGTAGTAACGGTGAGATTAGCATATCCATTTGCCTCTGCCACACTAATAATAATTGATGCTGCGGTTAATGCGGAACCAGGACCATTTGTAGGAGCAGTCCCAGTGGCAATTAATATAGTATCACTCGTAGTAGAACCTGTATCACCCGGAAATTGTGGTGAAACTCCTGCTCTTCCCCAATGGTTGGTATTCCAGGTTGTCGAAGTTCCATCCCAAACGAATGCAGTTGCCATTTAATTCTCCAAATTTAATCTCTCATAGATATATAGGATTGTATCTATATAATCATATAAGCTAGTTGGAGTAATTATGTATTTTCAGAATCCATTTGTAGAGGAATTCCGTGGCAGTTTACCATTTGCTGATCGTCAGTATAGTTTAGACTTTGTTTGTCCACGCAATGCCGGAAGAGAAAAAGAAGCAGTTTGGACATGGACACCAGAACCATATAATTTTACAAAAAACACAAGTGGTAATAATGTAGATCAGACAGGTAATAGTGCCACAGTATTAACCCTTGCATGGTCTTTTTGTCAAGGTGGTCAATTTAAAACATGGGTTGTTTATCCAATTGATATTCAAGCAAAAATAGCCGCTCTCAACAATAATACAGGTGCTTATACCCAAGCCATATTATCACCTAATTTTTCTCAAAATCCGGCACAACAGCCACAGCCACCGACGTCACCGGTCTCTGTACCGTCTTCAGGCGTAATATCGAGTCCTAATGCTTATCCTAATACTTATAATCCACCATTTCCTTCTTTAACGCACACTTATCCTATTACTCAATCTGCTGTTTTAGCCAGTGAAGTTTGTATGGCTTTAATGTCTGATACAACTTTTAGTACTTTCTTTACAGCCAAACCTGCTCCAATGCAAAATGGACTAAACGGTATTCAAATTCGTCAAACACAAAAAGATAGTAGCTTTAGGTTTTATGTTGTCAATGGCGGAGCAGATGAAATATTGAATTTTAATGCCCGTTGTGGAATTGCTCAATTACCTGAGTATTTTAATAGGCATACTATTGCCAATGTCAATAGTTTCACTGATAGTGTTGGACAATTGGTTTGTTTAACACCATTGATTTATTCTAACGCAAGTGGTACACCTGCCATTCAAACCGGAAGTCCTGCCATTATTAGTACCATTATAAATATTACCTATACTGCTGCAAATAATAATGGGCTAGCATCTGGTAGTTTAGTGGCTGTTAAGGGTTCTGATAGCAGTCCGTCTATTGATGCCAGTTATAGTGCTGGTGTGCCTACGGCTCAAACTGTTTCCGCATCTAATCTGACAGCAAATACATTTTCTCTAACTGGTGTCAATGTTGGTACTACTGCCGGTACTCACGGATATTGGGCTACTATGAGCAGTGTAAGATTAATCGATAATGCCGTAAACCCTCAAGGGCAAAGTCTAGGATATACTCTTGGAACAGTAACAAATAATGGAGTATATGTCAGTGGTTTATTAGAAGATTATCAATTAATATCTGGGAAAGTAGGCACATTTACTTTTCAAAATATTACGCCAGATTCAAGTGCTGCTACCGGCGTTTTTAGACCTTATACAATAATTGAATATCCTGCTGGTGCTGTTGTTGGTTCTATAGCCTTAAAAACTATTTATTTGTATCAAAATACTACAGACACCAATCCTGTTTATACGTATCAGGTTCCACATGTAATGAAATCCGTTGACTTTGTATCCTTTACTTCAACATTGTATCCAACTGCAACGCCAACAATTTCGTAATTACTTGAACCCCCAGCGATTCCAGAGTTTATTTAACCAAGTGTCTTTTTTTAGTTGGCTCTTTTTGTTTTTATTAATTAACTTTAACTGACTGCGTTTTTTTAAAATTTTAACAGAAAACTTATATAAAGTTTCTATCATATTTTCCCAATCATCGTGGGGTACATAAGTTCTTAAATCACCAGAATGTTCTTTATATACTAAAAAACCTTTATAATGGACTAATAGATTTTTTTCTGTACCTTGATATGTAATTTCAAGATGCATACCACGACTTAATCCATCAAAATGCCAGCCCACCTTTTGCTCATCAAAAAGCTGCATTGCTCTATCTGAACTCCATTCCCAACCTTCTGGCGGATTCTGTAGATCACTATCGGCAGTAGGAATTTGTGCCATAATCTCTTCTGGCGTTCCTGATAAATCGGATTCTTGTGATTCTTCCTCACTTTCTAAAAATGTTTGATCAAATAAACCACCACTTTCAGCGTGAAGAATAATAGGTTGTCCTATTGCGGCTAAAATATAGCCAAATTTACCATTTAAACCCATTAAATTTTTCTTTTTCGCCTGTGTTGTTCTAAATTCTTTGATTTTTAATTCTTTATCTTCCACAATCTATATACAAACATGAAATATCAAATTAATGACCCAACCACACCAGACTTGTTAGTGGATATAACACCCACAGTACCAGAATCACATTTTCCTTATACAATCAGAGGATGTAGTGCAGGTGATGAAGTTGGTACTAATAGCAAAATTTCAATAGATATTTCCCTTAATAGTTTAAGTTCTATTCTTCCAATACTAAAGTGGTCAAATACACAAAATTTACAAGTATGGCCAAAAGCCGGTAAACAATTTAACGCATTCTATGACAGAGCATCTTTAAAATTCTTTTATGAAATAGATAAATTAAGGGAAAAACCTGTCTTTTTAGCCAATTCCTCCAAAATTACTACTCATGAACTTGGTCATGCTACTCTAGATACATATCGTCCTGACCTTTGGAATACTCAATCTGCTGAAATACAAGCTTTTCACGAAGGATATGGTGATATTAATGCTATTCATACAATCATGCAATCTGATTTAGCATTAGAAAAGGCGTTAAGAGAAACGAATGGCAATTTAAGAAATTCTAATGTTTTAAGCCGTTTGGCAGAAGAAATGGGAAATGCTGTTTATCATGCAAGAGGTCATTTAGATGATAACCTTGAGGGATTAAGAAATGCTGTTAATCACTTCACTTTCATACCTCCAGAAAAACTACCTCCCATTACTTCAGATAGTGAATTATCCAGAGAATGCCATAGTTTCGGAAGATTAATACTTGGCACATGGTACGACATTATGGTTGGAATCTATGAGTTGGAGCAAAAAGATGGGTTAAATCAAATGAATGCTTTAAAAAAGGCAGAAAATGTCGCATTTAAAATGCTAGTGGCATCTATAATCCAAACACCAGTTACTATTAAATTTCATGAAGCATTAGCTAGGATTATGTTATATTTAGACAAATCCAATGGTAGTCGCTATCAGGAACTATTATCTAATGTTTTTAAGAAAAGAGAAATTATATCTAAGGAACAAGTATCCAATATTACTGGAGAGAAAATAGTCATAGAAAATAAACAAAAAATGGTAAAATTGGCTGATCATATTAAAGAACCGGAACATTTAAAAGCTATGTTTGTTCAGGGTTATAACTTATCTGATTGTGAGGTTGAAATAGCTGCTAGTAAGTATTATGAATTTGATAAAGGTAATTTAACTTATGAAATTGCACCTACTGATGATGAAATAATAGAAGCTGCTCAAGCGTGTATAACAGCTATCGATAGTATTGGTCCTGATCCAGATACCATGTGGGAGGTCACTGATAACAAACTAATGAGAACTTATATATGTGGAAGAAGTTTCCACTAAGTGAATTTTACTTTATTGGCTCTTTTAACTTTTGGATTTTGATTTTTTCTAGTAGGCGGTAATTCACTACTATTATAATCTTGCATTGCAGGAGCCAGTTTTCGATAAGTGAGTGGGGAGACTCGTGGTTCGGGTGTAGGTTCCCCATGCCCCACGAATTCACCGGCTTCTTTTAATTGTAACCAGTATTTAAACTCCATAATATTATTTATCCAAGAGCGGCGTAAAACCCCTATAATTTTTAATTGCTTGACATGTTTTGCGAACGTAAGCGAGCAATAATGCGAACTATGTCAAGCCCTTTAGGGTAGTGGGATGTAAGCCGCTTAATTAAATTAGAATTTAAAAATTTTGTACTACATAAATATAAGGGAGTCAAAAATGTGGCATGGTTTATTAAAAATAATTGAAATTAAACATTTTGATAAGGATGGTAATATTCTTTGGGAAGCTCAAAACCTTAAGAATATATTACATGATCAAGGCGAACAGTTTATTTTAAACGCAGCTTTTATTAATCAAGCTGTCGTCCCTACAAACTATTATTTCGGATTGGATAGCAGAGTAAGTCCATCCATTGGTGATACGTTAAGTAATTTATACCAAGAACCAACAACAAATTCTGGTTATGTACGGGTTGCGGTAGCATCCAGTGGTCAGTTTACCCTTACAACTGATACAAATGGAGATTATATGGCTTTAAGTCCCATTATAATTTTTTGGGCTCAAGGTACAACTTATACTGCAAAGAATCTTTTCCTAGCCACTTCCTCGGATAATAGTGGTTTACTTATTTCTACTGTTCAGTTTGGTACTACTTTATCAATAGCAGCAGGAACCAGTGTTAGCATGAGGATGTCTCTCACGTTAAGTTAGAGAATCCTTTAAAAGCTCCATATCTTTGATTTCTATATAATGAAAGACATTTATAAGGTGTTCTTTATATTGCATTATGTTGTGCAATTGGAATCTCAAGTACTCTGAACCGCCGTCTTTTATATCTAATAAATGTTTTATTGTTATTGGGACGTCATGTTTATCATACCAATCTTCTTGATCTTGTCTGGACATTGCTCTCCATTTTTCATCAGATGGATAACGAGGTAATTTCATCTTCCCTGGAACATTAATGAGATATCCTTCAGCAAAACGCTCTATATTTGTTGGATTATCATCATTCATAAGAATATATTTGCAGAAAATTTCTTCTGCTGGTTCTGTAGTAAAAGTATTGCTTGACCAAATTGGAATGCTGACACCAATTGTTTCAACCAAGTGCTTTTTTACAAGCTTATAACGTTCTTCCTTATTTAAAAATATTTGATGAACCACTGATAACGTTATATTCATACTAAACCCAATGTATAGAGTTTCTTTTCTATTGGTTGTTTTTTATTTACATTTTTAAAAAAAGCACACATATTCTTGAATTCACAATAATTACAATGAATTCCCGTTTTGCCCCAAACTTTTTTTGGATCAGTACTTTCTATTATTTTATAGGTATTCAATAATTCTTTTTCAGTTTCTATTAAAGTTTTATTACTAAATTTTGCTGCTACTAGTTTAGAAGGTGGGTCAAGATAATATAATGCAACCTGAATATTTCCAGCATCTACATTAAACTCTCTCTGTACAACCCTTGCATAAGAGCGTAATTGAATATCATGAATAATGCTTTTTTCATCTTTACGGAATTTCCCAGAGCGGGTACTTTTGTAGTCTATAATCCATAATTTACTTTCTTTTTTTATCAATCGGTCAATTACACCAGTAAATAAACGATGGTTATTATCTAAAGCATACTGAAATTTGTATTCTGTTTCACCATCAAAACCAACCTTTTTAGTCAATCGTTGAATTGCTTCCAGATGCTTAGGAAGTTTTTTCTTATATTCGGCAGATAGTGCTGGTGCAAAAGTCTGTTTTCCATTATATTCATTTAAAGGAATATCTCCTTTCAGAATTTGATTAGCTATTTCGTTTAATGAGTCCTTGCCTTGATTTTTTACGTATTTTTCGGCTATTTTGTGAACAATATTTCCAAATGTAAAATATTCAGGCTCAGGAATGTCGGATTTTACTTTATCGTGATATTTGAATTTGTACTGCTGTGGACAAGTATTAAAAGTATTAACTCGTGATACACTTAAATATTCTATTAACATTGATTGATTCTATCCTTTTTTATTATTTGCGTCAATTATTTTCTTAATTTCCTCGATATTATAGCGACGATGGCCGCCTAAAGTTTTTATTGCAACTATCCTGCCCGACAATTCCCAGTTTCGTAGAGTATTAGTATTCACACCAAGTAGCTCTGCGGCAGTTTTGGGAGTAATTAATTCGCTCATATCACTTTTTCCCTAAATTGTTGAAAAAATTGAAAAATCAATACTATATAATAGTATGAAGAAAATTAATTTCGATAAACTTCGTCAAAAGAAACCTGATATTTTTCAATGCTGGCATTCAAACAAAAATTTGCATTTAAATCTAAAAGATATCAAATCATACACAAAAATATGGTGGCAATGTCCTGTAATAAAAGATCATGAATGGCAAACATATATCCACAATAAGAAAGGATGTCCTTATTGTGCTGGTCAAAAGATTACACTGTCTAATTGTCTATCTACAACGCATCCCGAAATAGCAAGAGAATAGCATCCAACAAAAAATGGTGATTTAACACCTTGCGACATCGGACGTGGTAGTAGAAAAAAGGTTTGGTGGAAATGTTCGATGGCAGAGGATCATGAATGGCAATCCACTCCAAATGACCGAATTAATCAACAGCAAGGATGTCCTTGTTGTGATGGTAAAAAAGTTGTTCAATCGAACTGTTTAAAAACAACGCATCCCGAAATAGCAAAAGAATGGCATCCCACAAAAAATGGCAATTTAACAGCCGAAATGGTTACTGTTGGAAGAGATACTAAGGTTTGGTGGAAATGTTCGATGGCAGAGGATCATGAATGGCAAGCAACAATTTATAGTAGAACAAAAGGAAATGGTTGCTCATGTTGTAGAGGTTTGACAGCAGTAACCTCTAATTGTTTGGCCACAACACATCCAGAGATAGCGAAAGAATGGCATCCATCCAAAAATGAAAATCTAATACCACACATGCTAACTGCCGGAAGTAGAAAAAAGGTTTGGTGGCAATGTTCAAACAATCACGAATGGCAAGCAGTTGTTTCGCAACGTACTCGTGGAAATGGTTGCCAACAATGCAAGATTAACAGTATTGGTGAAAAAAGAATCGAGGAAATTTTATATAAGAACAATATTTTATTTCAAAAACAATGGAATGACAAGTCTTGTAGGGATATTAAACCACTTTTATTTGACTTTGCAGTTAAAATAAACGACAGAATTAAATTAATTGAATACCAAGGACAACAGCATTATAAACCAATAAGTTTTGGTGCAAAAAGAATCAATGCGAAAACAATGTTTGATAAAGTTAGAAAACATGATACAATTAAGAAAAACTGGTGTCTTAAGAAAAATATTCAATTATTAGAAATTCCATACTGGAAACTAAAGGATATTATCGAACTAATAAAAGATTTTTGCGAATTATGACTTTTGCTGAAAATTTTATATCGTGGGCTGAAAATAGATTTGATTCTGTTATTATAAAAGGTAATGAGGTCAAATTAAACTCAATTTTCACAGATGATAAAAAACACAAACTCTGGTGTAATATAAAAGGTGGAAAAAAAGGACAACCACCTTGTTTTCAATGCTGGAAAACTGGTAATAAAGGTTCCTTAATTAGTTTGGTCATGCTTGTCGAAAAAAGTACCTACCAAGAGGCGATGACTATTCTTGGAGGGCAAGACGCAATTCTTCGAAGATTAGAACAGCAATTTGAAGAATTTTGGGAAAACCGTGGCAAGATTAAACCAAAGGCAAAAAAAATAATCAAAACAAGCGAGGAAGAGGATGAAGCCGAATTAGAGTCCAAATATATTACCTTACCTCCAAGCACTTATCTTATCTCTGACTTGCCAACTAATAATTTTCATCGAGTTCAGGCTGAGGTTTATCTTTTCAATCGCAAAATTCCTACAGATAATTTATATATTTGTACGGCTGGTCAATATAGAAATAGAATTATTATTCCCTATTATGATCAATTTGGCAATTTAATTTATTTCAATGGTCGTTATTTTGGCACTTCTGAATTTGTTTTAAGGTATATGGGGCCGCCAAAAGATGTAGGTATTGGTAAAGAGGATGTTTTATATGTACCAAAATGGCCTCCTTCCAACACCAAGATATATCTAACAGAGGGTGAATTTGATGCATTGTCTATCTATATTTGTGGTCAAGAGCGTGGGATGGAAATCTATTCAGGTGCCTTTGGAGGTAAA